CGTGGCGCAGATAGCGTTTGTATTCCTATTGACATTGAGAATCGTAGCTTGTAAAATGAAACCGAGCTACCAACTCTTTTCCACGGGCGATGCGTTTTATTTTGTGAAGATCGTTCTATTATAATTTCATATTCACAGGCAAATTCCTGCCAGAGAAATGCGTGTCGCCGTTGAGTTGGTAGCTCCCGGAGATTTCGGTTCTTTGGCAGGAATTTGCGTTGTATAGGGTGATGCTATGGCTAAGTTGATGGATGAAGTACGCGACGCATTTATATCAATCGGGAACGGATATTCGGACTATTCAGGAGTTGCTCGGACATCAGAAACTTGAGACAACAATGATCTATGTACATTTACTTGGGGGCGCGGCAGTTCGTTCACCGTTGGATCGTCAATTGGCGTCACCTGTTATACGGCGTGCGCTAGTAGAATCATGAGTTAGACCTTATCTTGTAAAAGGAGAGTTGCAATGGCAAAAGTTGAAAAGTTCACATTTGGGGAAACGTTCCGTTTTTTCCCTGACTCAAACGGGAAAGAAATTCATGTGGTAACCATCTACACTGATGGCGTAGTTGTCGAACACACGCAAGCCGTCGGTCATTATGAAAACGAAGTGAATGTAGATGATGGAAGTTACTATTTGCGCGGAGAACGCATAGAAGGTAACGGAAGAACAACTGTCGAAAGGAAAAAGAAATACATTGTGGATGTCCCGCCCAAAGAAATTTGGCGCGGACAAATCAGTGAAAGTTTCTGCCAAAAACTTATAGCAAAGTATGGCCGCGTAATCAAAGCCCCGTCAGAACGGGGCGGGGTCTAACAATCGCGTGCAGTTGACGTGGGGCGGGCTGGCGTACTGAAAGCGAAGGTAACGCCGCCCCACGCAACTAACGCAAACCGTTGGGCGTTTCCTTGCTCAACACAATAAAGGAATTGAAAATGACAAAACGCGCTCCAAATGGTTATCGTATTTTTCAATGGGCTGATGGCATGTATCATGTTTACGAGTGGTCTAGTGCAGGCGTAGGTCATTGCATTGCAGAAACAGCGACGCGCTTGAAGGCAATAGAAGCCGCTCGTAAAGATAAACAACGCCCAACACAGCTTGCACCCGACGCTGGGGATTCGGCGGTTTCTACAAGCAGTTTACAAGCCTCAGCATTATCCACATCCCAAGCCGAATCCGCGCCCACCCAGCGCTGGTAAAGCAAACCGTTGGAAGGCTAAAGCAAAGGTGTCTTATGGCTAGAAATATCTCATTCATGCTCACAACTGAGCAGGTACGAAAGCAACAAAAGACAGTCACTCGCCGTTTGGGTTGGCTGATGTTGAAGAAAGGCGATGAACTCAATGCCTGTGTAAAGTGCATGGGTTTGAAGCAAGGTGAAAAGATTGAACGCCTTGCAAAAATCCGCGTGGTAAATGTCCGCCGTGAAAGGCTTTACGACATCACTCCTGATGATGTTATTCGTGAAGGTTTTGAAGGTCAAAGCGTGGAATGGTTTATTGATATGTTCATGCGTGAAATGGGTGTGCCGTCATCCGCTGAAGTCACACGTATCGAATTTGAATACATAAATCCATCTACGCCTTCCAACACCGCGTGCACTGGACTTGCGCCAGCCGTCGCGCCTGAAAGCAATCAAGTTAGTGGCGCAAGCCAGTAACGCAAGCCGTTAGGCCGCTCCCTTGCAAAAGGAAGTCGGTAAAGGAAAATAAAATGGAAACAACAGTAAACGAAGAAGTTATGCTATCTCTGAAACTCGCGCTGATGAAGTTGCGTGAAGCAAAGCCAGCCGAGCGCACCGAAGAAGCACGGCGTTATGCCGTAGCAATTACCGAGATGGAAAAGGTTGTTGCGTACTTCAACACCTTTGTGATTGAGAGCGCGGTCTAACAAGGCGTGCACCCGACGCCGCGCCACGTCCGCCATTTTTGGACAGGTTACAGGCGCGGCGCGGGTAACGCAAAAGTTAGGCAACCCAAAAGGATAAATTATGAATACGCTTTATAGAAATATTCTTAAGAACAAAAACAGTATTCTGACTAAAGATATGATTTCTAAAATTGATAATTCGGAAATCATATTAATTGATAATGTCGCTGAATACTTTTGGAAAAGTGAACAAGATGAATGGGATTTTGAAAAAGATTTTCCAAACCTTGCGCCTCCATTTGAAAATATGTGGATGGAATATTCAATGCCGTCTGGAGTGCTTCATTTCGATGGAGAAAATCATAAACGCGATTCAAGCGGAACTCGTGTTGGAGTTTTATTTAGTTCAGTTGACATTACAGAGAGCGGGGCGAAGTGGGGATTATTAATGTCATTGTTTTTAGGAAATTCAGAGCGCGTAAATAATGATTATTTTATGTATGGGCTTGCAATCGAAAAAGACGGAAGGATTGCTAAATATGGCGAAGAAGTTCAATACATGGCAATTATTCCAGAAGAAATAAATGCAACGGAAAGAGTTCATAAAATATATGATGAATTATTTGTGAATGTTTACCCAGCACTTTTAGCAATTTCATTTCTACATTGTAAAAATGTAGAAATTATTCCGCGTAAATCAGATGATAAAAAAAATGAAAAACGCAATAGGAATTCATCAAAAATTAAGTATAAGGTTCTCGAAATTGAACCGATGAAAAAAGTTTTGCGTGAGGAAGGAAAATCCGAAAGTTTAGGATTGAAACAATCACTGCATATCTGTCGTGGACATTTCAAGGATTTTTCAAAAGGAGAAGGTCTTTTCGGAAAATATAAAGATATGTATTGGTGGAATAGCCAAGTGCGCGGAAGTATTGAAAAAGGCATTGTGATGAAAGATTATGTAATTACTTCGCCAGTTGAAGGCGAGTCTAATGGCTAGTTGCCTAACACAGCGTGAACCCGACAGGAGCAACGTCACGCCGAAAAAGCGTTCTGGTAAATAATTTTGTGGTCTTGCGTTCTCGCTCCTGCGGGTTACGCAAACCGTTAGACCCCTTCGTGAAGGAGAAGGTTATGACCAAAGATGAAATTTTGAATATGCCCGCAGGGCGAAAAATGGACGCGCTTATTGATGAGCATGTTTTTAAGCGTGAGATAGTTTGGGAGCGTGGCGCACCGTTTATTTATGTTTTGGGAAGTCGGGAAAGTGTTTATCCGTACTCAAAAAATATAACAAGTGTGTGGGACGTGGTTGAAAAAATGGGGTCTGTTGACGAATTGCATGACGTAGATTTACGTACATCTATTCGCGGATGGGTATGCGTTATCTTCAATGCATTCGAGAGTTTTGAAGCAAACGCAGAAACCGCACCGCTTGCAATATGTCGAGCCGCACTACTGGCAGTCGTTCCCGCTCAACAGGGCGGGGTCTAACAATCGCTTGCACTGGACTTGGGGCGGGCGTGGCGTTTTATTGCCGAGGTTATAACGCCCCAAGCCAGTAAAGCAAACCGTTAGACCTTATCTTGTAAAAGGAGAGTTGCAATGGCAAAAGTTGAGAAGTTCACGTTTGGAGAAACATTTCGTTTTTTCCCTGACTCCGACGGGAAAGAAATCCATATAGTAACCATCTACACTGATGGCGTAGTTGTCGAGCACTCGCAAGCCGTCGGTCATTATGAAAACGAAGCGAATGTAGATGATGGAAGTTACTATTTGCGCGGAGAACGCATAGAAGGCAACGGAGCGATAACTGTCGAGAGAAAAAAGAAATATGTTATTGATGTTCCCGCCCAAGAGATTTGGCGCGGAAAAATCAGCGAAGGGTTCTGCCAGAAATTGATAGAAAAGTACGGCGGTGTAATCAAAGCCCCGTCAGAACGGGGCGGGGTCTAACAATCGCTTGCACTGGACTTGGGGCGGGCGTGGCGTTTTATTGCCGAGGTTATAACGCCCCAATCCAGTAAAGCAAACCGTTAGCCCTCACTTTTTGGAAGGAGAGAATATGCCAAAAGAAAGTTATAGCGTAGTGATTTTCTATGACGACAAAGATAATATAGCAAACATACAAATTATGCTAACGATGAGCGCAAAACAATTGGTACTTGGTCACAAGATCGGCGTTGAAAATCGAAGTTTCAAGGTTTACCGTCTTGGTGCTTTATTGGCAAAGTGCGTGAGCCAGCAAGAAAGCGGGTTAACACAGCTTGCACCCGACTCCCTCCAGACGGCGGCTCATTGCCTGCCTGATGTCGTGTTCGTTGAAAATGCCGAGCCTGCCGTGAGCGGGTAAAGAAAATCATTAGGTGCTTCATGGAAAAATGTCTATCGTGTGGTAAAGAAAATAAGAATCTGGAAACAATACAATCGCGTGGCTATTTGTGGCACGTTCCGTGTGCTAAAGTTTTCTCGTATGATGATGGTACGCTCTACGTGGATTTCCCGTCTGATGGAAAAATAGAACCATCCACAATTATGAGCGCACCTAACAAAGCGTTCACCCGACGTGTGCAAGGCTGTGGCGTAAAGAAGTATCATCCAAAAAATAAGGTTATGGTTGGTCGCACACGCGGCTAACGCAGTCCGTTCGGCGGCTACCTTGCCAGCCGAGAAGCGAGAAAACTATGAGTAAAAAAACCGAAACTGTCACAATGTGGGATGAAGATAACGGCTGTATGCACACGATTGAACAGCCCGCAAATTGGGATAGTATGGAGCAGTTTGACCAAAGAAACTACATCAAGCGATCCCTCAAGGGTATTGCTTCGGCACGCGAAAATAATGAGTCGTGGCGTAATTGGATACGGAATCGCAGAGGCGACAATGCCGAAATCCATAAGAGCGTCCGAGAGCGCACACAAGCCTCGAAAGATTTGAGAGCCTACGACCATCGCCGCGAGGCGGAAGAATACAAGAGCGGTACTATTGCTTCAATCGCTGGAATGCTATTTCTGGCAGTTGGAATATTGGTGGCGGCATGGGTGTGGGTAAACATTGGCGCAGGCGCAATTGTGGGGTGCGTGGTTATATTTTCTATTTTCCTAATGCTAATTATACGCATCGGAAGATAAACGCCGCCGAACAAAGCGCGCAGTGGATGATGGGTATGCTCCCCGTTTGCAGGCATCATCCACACTTTGAAATTATCCCGTTCGTGGTGGTTTGGTTCTCACCCATCACCACTAACGCAAACCGTTAGACGGCTCAGAATAAAAAACATATTTTGAATAAATTGACTCTTGCAGAATTATGAAAATGTTTTAAAATAATTGAAATTAGTACAGTTGTTCTTTTTGCAATACCCGCCCAGTGTGGCAGGTGATTTCGGAGATAAGCGCCCGATGTTGACTTAGGTCAGCATCGGGCGCTATCGTTTTTCAACTTTGAAAAGGAGATTTTTGCTATGAAAAAAACTATCAATATTCTTTTGGTCGGATTGCTTTTTGCGGTGATGCTCTCAGCCTGTGCCATTGCGCCTGCGGATGGGGCAAGCCTGAATCCGTCTGAGGTGACGGCGGTGCAGATGTATGTGATCGGTATATTTGCCTCGGCGATGCTCTATGGTTTGAAATTGCTTGCTGCGCGTTTCCCGCAAATTATGATCAAGCGCGAATGGATGGCTGTTTTGCTTTATGTTGTGGCGCTGATCCTCTCAGTAGTTTGGGGCGGAGTTGTCCTGCCGTCTGTTGGCACATTTAGCGACCCTATAACATTTATGTCTGCCGTCTTCGGATGGGTCACTGCATTATTGATCGCACTTTCACCGGCGGTCGCGTTTGCCACATTGATCTATAACATTTTGCTCAAGCGCGTTTTTGACGGTTGGGCAGGTAAATAACCGGTAGGAATTCGGCGGGGCAGGCTGTCACATTGACAATCTGGCTATGGACGCGCTGCCCGCCTTTCTTTTGGAATCAATATGCTGACTGAACCGGTAATCAACCTTTTATTGCAGATCCCATTAGCGGGCGTTGTTGCGTTTGTCGTGTGGATGTTTCTCAAACATTTACGCCAATCGGAAGAGCGGCAAGACAACGCACAAACCAGAATGATCGAGTTCCTTGGAACACAGGAAGAAAATAACCGGTTATTCATGCGTGAACAAAACGAAATCCATGCGGCAGGAATGGCGCGCATGGCGGATGAAGTAAAGAATATCTCTTTGGAAGTCAATAACCTGAGTAGTAAATTTCATACTTTGGTGAAACCAACTCCCAAGAGAAATAGGAATACATAATGTCTATCAAACGTGTGTCGCAGTTGGAACTCGAAAATTTTGCAGTAGGCATACAGGGTGCGGAAGAGGCAGAAGCTCCCTTGTTTTCTGTTGCGGATGTGCGCGCGCGTGAGATCATCTTCCGAAATTTGCTGATCTCTTCGGGCAAGATCGTAGAGGGCGAAGAAATCCCATCGTGGGCTGATGGATACCAGAATTTGTTGAATGCCAATGTTCGTCCGCGGATTGCGGCGTTTGTGGCGTGGGCTACCATGCCCAAAAAATATAGGTATCCAGAGACGCAGGAAAAACTAGCAACCGAAGTTTTGGGGCTGACCAGTGACCGCGCAATTGCCACATGGCGCAAGAAGTTTCCAGAGATCGACATGATGATCTCTGAGCTACAAGCCGAATCCATGTTGGAGTTTCGTCCAGGCGCGTTTTATGCGTTGGGAACGGTTGCGGCTGATCCCAGTTATCGGGCGGCGTCTGATCGGAAGTTGTTTTTTGAGATGTCTGGAGATTACACGCCGAAACAAAAGATCACATCTGATGACGGATTGGGCGTGGGTCGTAAGATGCTGGATAAGCTCAAGAAACATACAACGGCTGAATTATTGGTTTTGCTGGGTGATGATGCGCTGGAGCTGGTAAAGGAATTAGAAGACAAAGTGCTTGACGAGGAAACGAGCGACGATGCCGAGTGACTCCAATAAAACCGCAATTCGTGAAGAAATCCGCAGCCGGATTATGGCTGAACGGGATTTTCTTTCGTTTTGCAGGCACGTGGATAAGAAGCATCCAACAGATGCAAAACACGTGCAGGTTTTGGCGTACAAGCTCGAGCAGGTTGCCAAATATATTTTGAGCGGCGGCAAGGAAGGGATTTCGCGTTTGATGGTTTTCATGCCTCCGCGCTATTGGAAATCTCAAACGGCATCGCGCAAATTCCCAGCATGGTTGCTCGGCAAAAATCCTGACCTGCGCATCATTATGACTTCGTATAACGCTGACCTGGCATCGAAGCATTCCAAGGCAGTGCGCGATCTAATTATGTCTGAGGAGTATTCGCAAGTCTTCGGCGCGTTGGCTTCGTCGAATGAGCCGGTTTTGTTGGACCCGGATAGCAAGGCAAGCGCGGCGTGGGAAATTGCAGACCGAAACGGTGGGATGCTGGCGGCGGGTGTGGGCGGCGGTATCACAGGCTTCGGGGCGAATCTGTTCCTGATTGATGACCCTGTAAAGGGTAGGAAAGAGGCGAGCAGTGACACACTCCGCAAAGATAATTATGAGTGGTATCAGTCTACGGCTTATACACGGCTCGAAGACCATGCGGCAATCATTGTGATTATGACGCGCTGGGATGTTGAGGATTTATCCGGCGAATTGCTGAAAGCGATGGCGAGCGATGGCGAAGCCGATCAATGGGATGTGGTTTTTATGCCTGCGGTAGCGCTGGAAGAAAAACAATATCCAAAGACGCAAGCTGAATTTACTGAAAATTTATTGCGCGGTGTATATGTGCCAATGCACGGCGATCAACTGGGGCGCGCTCCGGGGGAACCGCTTTGGGAAAAGAAACATGATTCGGAACAGTTGCACGCCCTGGCTGTGAATATGAATGATTTTGAATTCGGCGCACAGTTTCAGCAAATGCCGAGATTATCAGCGGGCAATTTCTTTGACGAGGATGATTTTGAAATCGTTGAAAAAGCTCCAGCGGGTTTGCAGTGGTATCGCTATGTTGATCTGGCTTTGGGTAATAGCCAACAGGCAGATTCAAACGCAACCGCGGCGGTGGCAATGGATGCAGACGGTTACGAATATATCCGTGACATGCTGGTGGAGCAGAAGCTGGATATGTTTTTGCCGTTGTGCGTGGAGCTAATGCTTTCGGAGCGTGAGATCGGTACGATCTGGGGCATTGAAGATAATGCTTTCCAGACGTTGGTTGTGAGGGACTTTTTGAAGGACCCACGATTGGCGAGAATTCCGATTATGGGTATGACGCGCGGAAGTCACGATGGCGATAAGACGCAGTGGGCACAACCCTGGCGTTTGCGCTCAAAGCAGGGACGTGTGCGATTGGTGCGCGGTACGTGGAACCTTTCCTTCCTACGGACGGCTTCGGCTTTCCCGAAGGGACGGCATGACGATGAAGTGGATACGGTCAGCGGCGGCAATCAGATGATCGCTGATAACGCGAGTGGAAGCGGTAAGACGGTGAGCAGTCCGGCAATTGTGGTGAGTTCTGAAAGTTTGTTTGCGATTGCAAGTATTTGATGTTTATAAAGTTTATAACGTTTATGAGGTGAAAACATGGCTAACAAAATTGATAAAGGTACAGCGTTGGAAGAGTTGGTGAAAGGTTCGATGGATTACACCATGAGCGAAATCCGTGAGGCTTTCAGAAAACAATTCCCTTATGAAAACGGGGATGAGTATTACGTCAATGAAATCTTTGCCGATCATGTGATCGTTTCTGAATATGGTTCGCTTTCGGCGTTGAAGACTGATGAATATTGGAAAGTGACTTATGCGCCGAAAACAGAAGGCGCGGAAGGTCCTGATTATGTTTTCCAGACACGTGATCTATGGGAAAAGGTCGAGTTGAGTTATCAACCTGCCGCGCCCCTCTCGGCAAGCATGATGACATCCTCCCAGTTAGGGGAGCGCGCTTTGGTTAGCGGCAAGAAACGCGGCAAGAAATTTGAAGAGCGATTGAATGCGCGTGTGGCTTTGGAAGAAAGCGAATCTGGAAAAAAGCGCATCATTATTGAAGGAGCAATGACGGCGGGGATTGTCAATGGCAATCGTCGCCGATATTCTGCAAATGTTATCTCTGCGGCGGTCGCTGAATTACGCGGTCATCTGCATGAGAGCAACGGGCAAGGCATGGCGGTGCAGGTTCTTGGTGAGACGGAACATCCGTCTGACAAGGGCGGGCGTGCTAGCTTTTTGGAAACGGTTGTGAAGTGGGAAGATGTCACTTTCAACGGTCAGCGCGTAGACGTGATCGGTCGCGTGCTGGAAACATCCAAAGGCAAGGACATCCTGACTTTGATGGAAGGCGGCGTGATGCCAGGCGTGAGTCTGCGCGGTTATGGTGACGGCAAGAATGTTACTGAAAGCGGCGATAAGATTTTTGAAGTGAGCGAACTGCATATTACAGGATTTGACCTGGTGCTGGAGCCATCCTTTGAGAATTCAGCCGCGCTAATCGAATCAATCAATCAATCACATGGAGATGATGAAATGTCTGACGAACTTTTAGAAAAAGTACAAAACGAAAAGGCTGATCTTGCCAAGCAATTGCAGGAAGCCCAGAAGATGATCGCTGAAGGCGAAACTGCCAAGGCTCAATTGGTGGAATCTCAGCGCAAGGCGGCTGTTGAAGTTGCCATTACCGAAGCGACCAAAGACCTGCCTTTCGGCAAGGATTTGAATGAGTCGTTTGTGGATGCGCTCAAAGCGGCTGAACTGAAAGACGTTGATGCCGTGAAGAAATTCACCGAGAGCAAACGCGCTGAATACGGCAAGCTCGCCGCGAAAGGCGCTTTGGTTGGTATGGGTTTCGATGAAAAGAAAGGCATCGTGGTTTTGGGTGATGTTCTCGAACGTGAGACCGGCACGCCCGAATTCGCACGCGCTTCGTTTGAGATCACCGAATCCCTGCGCAAGAATGAAATGCGCTCGA